ATAAATATTTTACATTATATGAAAAGGAACTAAACTATGGCTTTACCAAAAATTGATTCACCAATTTATGAATTGACTTTACCATTATCCAAAAAACTAATTAGATTTCGCCCGTTTCTTGTAAAAGAGCAAAGAAACTTAATGATGGCAATGGAATCTGACGATAAAGATACTATTGAAAAGAACATTAAACAAGTTCTCCATAATTGTACCTTGACAGAAGGAATTGATATTGATTCTATGCCTATTTTAGATGTTGAATACTACTTCATTCAACTCCGAGCAAGGTCTGTTGGTGAAGTTGTTGAAAACAAATACAAATGTGAGAACACCGTAGACGATAAAGTATGCAACAACTCAATGGATGTGTCAATAAACTTATTGGATATCAAAGTTGAATTAACAGAAGATAACAAAGATGAAATTCAGTTGACCAATACGATTAGTATGAAATTGAATTATCCCAAATTCTCAATTTTGGAAAAAACATCTAAGATTGAAAATGCAGGAGACATGGCCTTCAATATGATTATTGAAAGTATTGAATATTTGTTTGATGGTGAACAGTATTACTATGCAAAAGAAACTCCTAGAAAAGAGTTGGTTGATTTTGTTGAATCGTTGAACCATGAGCAGTTTGCAAAAATTGAATCGTTCTTCAATAACTTACCAAAGTTGAATAAGAAGATTGATTGTGTATGTAAGAAATGTGGTTTTCAGCATTTGATTGAGGTGGAGGGCCTCGAAAATTTTTTCGGTTAATGTTTCGTTATGACAATTTAAGAAATTATTATAGGACAAACTTTGCATTGATGCAACACCACAAATATAGTTTGTCTGAACTTGATGGTATGATACCTTGGGAGCGTGAAATTTATGTTACAATGCTTTCCCAGTACATAGAAGAAGAAAACGAGAAAATTAAACAACGAAACGCAGCAAGTAAATGAAACAACACACATTCGACCAGATGATGGAAACTGGTGAATTCGAAAAGATGTTCAATGAGAATAAAATCAATGAGCTCTTGAATAGTGGCGAGCTGACTAAAAAACAAATAGACGCTTTGGTGAAACTCGGCCAAAAAATGTCTAAACAAGAACTGCAAAAGAGGCAAAATGATTTAGCTGCTCAACCAGGTTACAGAGAACATATTCTTACACCTTTAATTAAAAAGATTATTGCGGAACAAGGAAGGGTTCGTGACCCTAAAACTGGTCGTTACATGAAGAAAGATGCACCAGTTGTAGATGAACCACCTAAACCTTCTAAAGAAACTGAACAAACTGCTGAAAAAGTAGGTTCAACACTTAAAAAGACCAAAAAGGAAAAAGAAAAGGTTGAAAATACTACATCTCAAAATGCTAACGAAACAAAAGATGTAAAGAAATCTAAAAAGAAAACTGCCAAAGATGTACTGGCTGTGCCAAAAATGCAGGTTAATAAAGCACTTTATACAACAGTGGCTCAAAGAGCTACAAGATTGAAAAAAGGTGATAGTGCTGCAAACATTGCTGCTAAAATATTCATGCTTTTGCATAGAAATGCAGACACCAGAAAACTAACTACAGACACAGAAGAAACAAGAGCAGAAAAAGCAAAATCACAGAATTCAAAAACATATAAAAAAGAAGAAAAAACTCCTAAGAAAAATGAAGGAAATTTATTTAAATATGCTATCTTAGCTACAGTTGGCGGAGCAGGTCTACTCTATTTCATTGAAAATATGAATAAATTTACCGGCATAGAAGAAATGCAAAAAAAATTAAAATCTTTCACTGAAAATATAATGAAAGATTTTGAAAATAGTTCTATTGTTAAAGAAATTGAAAAAGCACTAAACTCGGTAAAAAAAGCTGTAACAGGAGAATCAGGAATTCCAAAACAGGAATTAAAAGACCTTATTGCTAGTAAAGAATCTGGCGGCGATTATAAAAAATTTGTTGGAATGAAAGAAGGCAAAAAAGTTCCGGAAAAATATAAAGATACAGATATTACAAAAATGACACTCGCTGAGGTTTCGGATTTACAGAAAGGTATGATAAAGGATGGTTTTCAAAGTAGTGCTTTAGGTAAATATCAAACATTAGAGGAAACATTGAGAAATACCGCGAGATCTTTGGGTATGGATCCTAAAACCACAAAATATACACCAGAAGTGCAAGAACAAATTGCGGATAAACTACTTATTAATGCTGGTATTGAAGATTATAAATCTGGCAAAATGTCGGAAGATGATTTTATTAATAAAATTGCAGGAGTATGGGCTGCTTTTCCCGTTTCAAAAGATATTACTCGAATTGATAAAGCTGGAATTAAAACAGAGATAAAAGAAGGTCAAAGTTATCATTCAGGTATTGGTACAAATAAGGCACTCATTCCTTTACCTAAAGCTCGTGATGCTGTCAGAGGATTATTGAAGCCTCCAGAAACAACAACACCAACTCCAGTTGTTCGTGAACATGGTGCAGCATTAGATACAGCTTCAATACCAATAGCTGATGAAAATTTAGCCAAAGTATTAGTTATTCAACAACCAATAATAAATAATACAACCACAATAGTGAATTCATTGCCACAACCAGGACAATCCGGAACTTCAAATATTAGGTTTCCTAAACCATCTGCAACAAATTAAAATAATAAAATGGCAAAAAATCCAAACAAATCACTTAATGCTTTCGTAAACGACCGAGAACGTCAAAAAGAAAATATGCCTGAATCGTTGAGGGACCGCTTAACTGGTATGAGAGATAAATTCTCAAATTTTTCTTTTGGTAAAATGTTTGGAAATACTTCAACGGCGGCCGCAGCTGAATCGACTCAAGAAACAGGCAATCCACAAAGAACGAGAGCAGCAGCCAGGAACGAAACTAGAACCCAAACGATAAACACTGCATACTACACCACAATTTCTGAAGGACAACATAAAAATCTTAGGAAAGGTGATGGTTTGGCAGACATTCTTGCCAAAATATACAACCTATTGAAAACACAACAAGAAGAAGATAGGCAAAAAGCATCAAAAGACAAAAGCTTTTTTAGAGAAGAACAATCTAAAAAAAGAAGAAAGCGTATGTTGTCTGTACCAACACATACTAAGATTTCAAAATCTGGAGGGAAACCAAATGAATATGAAGACATTATTGAACTCTTATCTCCCGCTTTTAAAATTTTAAAAATTGCTTTTGAAGGAATACAAACTATATTTAATGGTATTTTGGCAGGAGTTACTGAGATAGTAAAAGGTATCGCCAGTTTAACTTTAGGTGTAGGTAAAGGCGTTTTCTCTTTAGCCAAATATGCTGTAAAGATTGCTTTGTTTGCTGTTGAAAAAATATTTGGAATGGGAAAATTTCTATTATTACTTTTACCATCTCTGTATGCTGATATACGCGGTTTAGTTATATTAATGTCACAAAAACTGGCCAGATTCGTTCTAAAGAGGATAGCTATAGCTTCACTAGCTAGTGGAGGTGGTGTAGGAAGCCTTGCTAGTTCAGCCATAAAAACCACATTAATTGCAGCTGGTTTGGGTTTTATGTTTGATGAAATTATAAAAATGAAAGAAGAAATGGCAAGTTTTGAACTAGGTGAGAAAACACCTGAAGGTATAAAAGCAAGGAAAGATTTAGATGAAGCTCATGCTGCATATATGGCTTTTAAAGGCGGTCCACAAGGTTATGACTATCGTTCAACAAAAACTGCGCCTTTTTTACCAAAAGATTCACAAGCATACAAAAACACATATAAATCAAATTATGGAGTTACACCTGAAGAAGATAAAAAGAGACACGATGAACTTGAAGCAAAATTGTTTGCAGCAAATGAAGCAATATTTGAAAATGCATACAAATATCAAACAGAAATATTAAAACCAAGTTTAGAAAAAATAGGAATTACAACAACTGTTGCACCAAAAGGAACAAAAGATAAATTTAATAATCCTATGCCGCCAACTTTTTCTATAGGAAAAGAAAATTTATCGGTAGAGGAAGTGTATGCGTTAAATTCTTTAGCTGAATCATTTTCAGATTTATCTAAATTGTCTACAGAAGACTTAGAAAAGATGTTTCCAAATGCAACTGCAAAAGTTAAGGAACATTTACAAGGTTTTAAAGAAGAAGCTGATAAATTAAAAGAAGAAGGCCTGACTATACTAGAAGAAGTTCAAAATGAAAGTGGCCAAAAACTTGAGTCTATATCAAAAATGCTTAAAGATATGAAAGCTAAAGTTGAATATGCTATGGCACCAGCACAAGTAACAAACACAACAGTGGACGCACGAACGATAAGTTCTGGTGATGCAGCTGTTGAGATAGGTGATGTTAGAAATAGAAATATAAGTGTGGTTGAAGCTGGATTAGCCAATGCAAGATTAGCAAATCCTTGGGCCTACCATTAAAAAACCCCGCACTAGGCGGGGTATTAACTTCCATGAAAGAAAAGAGTTTAGTCTTCTTCAGCCAACTTTGAGAAGTAGGCCATATCGTCATCATCCCCGGACAGTGACAATTCAGGTTCAACATTCTTAGGTTTAAAAGCCTCAGGTGTTGCCTTCATTTGTTCAACTGTAGTTTTAGGTTTAACGGTTTCACCATTCAAACCAAGAACACGATTCAGACGAGTGGTTAGTTCATCATATGTTTTGAATTCTTTATCAGCAGTCAGCTCTTTCAAAGAGTGTTCTGCTTTCCAGATTTTCTCAAGCTTTGCATCATCATTAGACAATGGTGCAGGAGATTCAAATTCAGACTTGTCATAGTTTTGGTAACCCTCAACTTTACGAATCTTCAATTTGAAGTTAGCGCCACCCCATAGGTCGAATGGGTTAATTGCTTGTTCATCAGCAAATTGTGGATTCATTGCTTCAGAGATTTTATCAAAGATTTTCTTACCGAAACGGAACAACTTGATTTGTCCTTCGTTCTCAGGATGTTTTGGATCNGAAACGATATANACATTTGCAATGTAGTTCANTTTACGCTTTTGTTTGCGTACAATTTCCTTGTTGGCTTCAATACCAGAGTTCCACAGNCCTGAGTTGTGTTCACAAACAGGACATTGTTGGTTCTTGGTTGTCAAGCAGTTGTCAATAAGCCAACCACCAGGACCTTGAAAGCCGTGAGAGAACATTTTGACCCACGGAAGTGCGTCATCACCATCTACAGCNGGAGCTGGAAGAAAACGGATAACAGCTAAACCATTACCTGCCTTATCAACATCAACTTTAAAATATAAATCTTTATTGTCATTGCCGCTGGCACCAGAGGAATTTAAATCCTCAATAGCTTTTGTAAGCTTTGCCATATTACCAGACGACCTTTTTAGATTTGAAAAATCTACCATAATTTTCTCCTTATTAACGGTATGTAACGAATTATCCACATTATTCATAATGAAACTTAGTATAACATGAAACATTTTCCATGTCAATGTATTTATGTGTGTTTTTTATAATGTATACCAATATGATTATTTGATATTTCTTGGTGACATATCACACACGAACATCTTAATTTTTTGGTAAATTTATATTTTCTACCAGACAAAGATGCACTCAATTTTAATTTATGTTCTTGGGATAAAGGACCGTTTATTTTTCCTTTATTTTTACCAATCAATGATTTACTTATATTTTTCTTGTGTTCTTCACCTAAAGAAATACCAACATGAGATGTACTTAAATTTTTTCTATGTTCCTCACTGAACTTTATTCCAATTCTGGAATTACTTATTTTTTCTCTAGATTCTTCAGACAAATTTCCTCCACCGCCTCCATTTTTACTATTATAACCATTTGGTGAAAGTGTGTTATATTCTTTTATGAACAAATCTTCCATTACAAATAGAGTGTGTTCTTTGTCTTTGGATTGATATAAAATATCCCAAACAAAAGATTCAAAACCATGTTTATTTAATGAATTATAAAACAAATAATTTTTCTTATTGGTATTTGCAATATGTTTATGTTGCCTTTTTCTCGACAACCAATTTGAAGAATAACCAATATAAGATTTACCTGTAATAATATTTGTTGCTTTATAAATCGTATAGATATCCATGCTGATAGTTCCTTATAAACTGTTAGAGTAGGTGGGGGAATTCCAGCTCCGCGACCTACACCTATTTATAAGGAACTAGTCGCCCAATAAAGCGTCTAATGAAGCAATAGTAGATGCAGCATCNGTGTGATGGATTGCTGTACCGCCTGCCTCAACCCAATCANTGATAACAGAAAGTGTGTCATCNATGATAATGGATTCGGATGTAGCAAAGGTGTACTTNAGNCTTTTNCCTGGTACAAAATTGCGTGGATAGTTGATACCATGAGAAATCAACCATACTNTTTTCTGGTCTGAAATATCTTCATGTGCATCCTGTCTTGCTGTAGAAGAAAGAATCTCTACAGGAATGTTCAATGTGTTCAGATGATCCAAAAGCATCCTT